ACTTCAGAAAGTGCATTGACCTGACGTTGGATGCTTGCACGTTCTACACGTAGGGCGTCGTAAGTAGTTGTAAAACGTTGAGCATCAATGATTTCAGGGTTGGCGTTTGTTTCCTTAATGATTGTTTTAATTTTTTCAGATGCTTTAGTGTAACCAGCAACTGCTTCTTCACCATGAACACTAAGGCTAATTTTGTTTACTGCACCAATACGGTCTAATTGGTTTTCAAGACCTAAAGTTTTAGGGTTGTGAAAATCGACAACAGACTGTAATTGTTCAATAGTCATTTGACGTGTGCGAGCAAAGTCGGCTGGTTCTGTCTTGGCAATGTCAATTGCATAGCCACGTACAACATCGGCCAGTCCACGAAGTTCAGCAGTGCGAGGGAAACGTAGTTCACCTAGGTGGTTAGCACCAATACCTGCGTACCGTTCAATTCCAGTTTCGGCATCGGCAACGATAGAAAGGTCTGCACCGTTGACACCAGCGGCGTAAAGACCAACTGCTCCACCACCGTCAACACCAGTCATCTTTACAACTTCGTTCCAAATGTGGTCAGAAGAAGTACCGATAAAGGTAGCCATTTCAGCACGGTCAAGTCCTGCAGTGGCACGGCGCATGACGGCGTGGTACACAGCGTGACGGTAGACGTTGATGTATTCCTGTGGGTCCTTAGCCTGAAGAAGCAAGTCACCTACACCCTTAACAACGTTTTCAGGAAGAAGTGAGGCACGTAGGAAGTCCATGATGGCAGGGATAGCGTTAACGCTTCCTGGACGAATAACAGAGTTTTCTACCTTGTTTGTTAGTTCGTCAATGTACATTGAACTGCGAGTAAGGCGAGTAGCCATCCAACGAGCAAAAGCATGCATTGAGCGAGTAAGGACGTTGTTGTCTACGTATAGAAGTTCTGTGTTTGGCTTAACTGGGATTCCACCAGTTCCCTTCATTAGTTCTTTGTCTTTAGAAATCTGCTCTAAGTACTTACCGTCAACAGAGAACATCTTTCCTACGGTGCCAAAACGCTCACCTAGTTTGCCCTTAAGTGCGGCTTTAGAAACTTCATACATACTGAGGGTAGGCACCATGCTCTTGGTAAAAGCAGTGCTTTCAGCAATGTCACGGTGAATCTGCATAACTTCTTCTACAGATTTAGCCTTGCCTAACTGGTCGATAATTGAACCAGCCTTAATGCCTTTCTTGGCATCGTCAATGTATGTGTTGCGGAATGTGTCAGCAATTGTTGCTGCATCGTTCTTAGCCATGAATTCAAAAGCATTACGAACACGACGGTATTGCTTTGCTGCAAGGTCAATGCTGTCTGCACCACGAACACCCAGACCACCAAACCAGTGACCTAGTTTTCCAGTAAAACCACCAAACGTACGTGATGCTCCAACAGCCTTACCTACAGCACCTAATGGGTCTGTTCCAAGCCATTTAGTGTAAAAGTCAGTTAGACCAGAGACGGGTGAAAAGAACATGTTGCCCTTGTCCATACCAAAGTATGAAGCAAGCATCTGGCCGTTAGTGCCCATAGGGCGTCCGTTAGCGTCAATAGCCACACCGTTGCGTACGTTAGGGTCATTCCAAATTGCAGCGAGTTGCGGATTGGCTTGTGCTGTTGCCTGAGTAATGCCATACATTGTGTTTAGTTTTAGGTCGCTCATTGGCTTACCAAGAGCCTTAGCAACACGTATTGCTCCACCCAAAGGCTTTGTAGCGTATTCAAGTGTTTTAGCAGTTGCACGCATAGTACGACTTAATTGGGCTACTCGTCCCGCACGTGTCGCTTGTGCAACTTCTTGACCAGCGTCTTGCTTAATACGTGCAATCTGACGTGATGCTGCTTTCTGAACAACTGCTCGGTCTGCTTCAGACAAACTACGTCCTGCTCGGAAAGCCTCTCCTGCACGTGCAACAGTTGCCGCATCTTCTGCTGCTGTCGCTGCTACGTCTGCTCCAGTAAATGCACCATCGGTTGCAAAACCTGCTGCTAGTGCAGGTGTAGCGTACCCAATTGCGTATCCCCATCCATAGCGCTTGGCTAGTGAATTGTAGAACGCCATGTTGTGAGACATAAGCATAAAGATGTTACCGCTACTAAAAGGGTTGACCATGTTGCCAGTTGTTTCAACAAGATTTTTGGTTGTGTTAAAAACGTCACCTAGTCCGGCAAAGTTAGTGTTCCAACCTTTAGGACCATAAAGACCCAAGGTTGCTAGTTCTTCTACTGAAAGCACTCCACGTTTTTCAATGCTTCCAGCAAAGTCAGCAATGCCTTTAACGCCAGCGCCAAGACCTTTAACGGTTGACTCAGCGGCACCAATCATCTCATCTGGGTTAGTCCAGAAATTTGCTACACGCTTAGTTGCGTTGGCTGCGTGGTCCCACATGCCACTAACACTGTGGCTAAGAGAACTCCAAAATCCTGGAGCATGCGATGCAAGGGGGTCACCCTGCCCTGCGTCAATTGAGTGTTGCTTTACTCCACCAAACATTGTTAGGTACTGAACAGCGTTCGATACCTGGCTTGATGAAAGACCGTTTTGGTTAGCAAAACCGTTAAGTAGTGCAGGGTCGTTAACTAGGTGTGGGTTGTTCTCGACAATGTTTTTAAGAGAAGATTCAACTGGCTCTTTCATCTGGGTGTAAGCCGATTGGTCTAAAAAGCGTTCACCACGACTGTCTTGGAATCCTCCGGACTGGGAATCAGTACCAGCCATTAGATTCCCAAAGACTTAGCGGATGATGCAAGCATCGCTGCTAGACCTGAAGCATTGTGGTCATTAGCGGCACTAGAAAGAATTTCACCAAGGTTGGCAAAACGTGGTCCCATTGCTTCTGGACCTGCACCTGGGCCAAACGGCAAACCAGTTGTTACTGGCTCGTTAGGACGACCAGTTGTTTCAAGGTGTGGTAGTGAACCTGGCTGTGGTAGTGGCTGTCCTTGCGCCTGTGCTGGTCCCATTGACGCTGCTGGCGCTTCTGGAGAAGCACCCATAGGTACTGCACGTTGTGCTGCTTGCTGTGCTGCAGCCTTACCGTAGTCTTGTCCTGGAACTGTGCTCATTGGCATGTTTAGGTCAGTACGGTTTCCGTACGCTGTTCCTGATGTTCCTTGGCGTGCTCCGCCTCTACCTCTTGGCATTTATTACACTCCTGCTGGTGCTGGTGCTGGTGCTTGGGCTACTGCAGGTGCTAGACCACCTTGCGGTGCTCCACCTCCGTGGAGTTGGGCAAGAAGGTCCTGAGCGCTTGGCTGTCCTTGTGGTGCGGCACCTTGAATTGGGTTATCAGGTGATACACCTAGTCCAGGCTGTTGCTCTGGTGAAGGACCTGCCTGCTGTTGCATTGCCTGTGCCTTCTCCTGCTGTTCCTTTTGCATTTCTTCGTGAATCTTAGATACTGCATCTTCAAGCGTCATGTGACGCTGTGCTTTCATCTTAGCAATACGAGCAATGATAGATGGGTCAAGTTGTCCCTGTGAAGCCTGCTGTTCAAGTCCTGTAAGAAGTGCTTTGCGCAATCCTTCAATTTCAACACGGTCTGCTTCGAGAGCAGGGTCATCAATTGCAGGGTCCATAGTACGAGCAGTTTCGTTAGACATGATTCCCATACCAACACGCTGACCAATTGAAACGACCATAGCGTTAATGTCTGAGCCTGGCATTGGGTACTTTACAAATGAAGCAGTAGTATCGAATGTTGCGTTTGGTACGTAGTCTTCGTTAACAACCTTGCCATCTCCACCCATGAAGAACATAGAAGGCTTAGAGCCGTAGTATGACTTCATAATGTGAACAGCACGAATGTTCTCTAACTCCATTGAGTTAGCAAAGATTTCCTGGTATTCCTGGAGTGGCATGTCAACTGCGCTAGACAGGACTGATGCGCCACGTCGGGCGGTACGAATGTTAGAACCTGACTCGCCTCCAAATTCGGCAGGAATACCAGCCGTAAGGCGCTGTGCTCGCTCAAGGCGGTCAAGTGCCATCGGTGCGTCCTGTGTTTGCTGTGGGTGAACAATCTGAATCTGACCACGGTCAAGGATTCCTCGAACACCCATCTTTCCATCAGCCTCTTGTACAATACGTGGGCTTGAAGGAGAGTTAGCAGGAGATACAACCCATTCGTCTGGGAATACGTTGCGGAATACTGCGATTGTGTTTAGTGCGTCCAACTTGGCCTCACGCTGGTACATACCAAGCATTTGGTCAAACTGTCCCTGCAAACGGTCAAGCGTAATACGTCCAGCAATAACTACTGGGCAAATACCTGCACGGTTTGGAATACGCTCAAGAATAATGTGACTAGCGACACCCTTGCCTGTCTCAGTGCTAAATGCCTGAGCCTTTGGCTTTTCTGCACCAATAGCAATAAGTACAGTTTCGTTGTCGTCTAGGTACTCAAGAATCTCAAACATGTCAGTATCGCTCTTGTCACCACGATACAGAATCGATGTCTGCTTAGGGTAGTTGTCCTTCATCCATCCAAGTGGACGACGGTCAGCAAAGATGCAGTCAACTGGCTCCATGTTGTCTGGGTCAATCATTGGAGCAGGGAATGTCTGCAATGGGTTACGTACACGCCAGTGTGGAATATTACGCTTGTCGTTAGGGTCAAGAGATACTGGAGAAAGTGATACCGCAGACATACCGTAGGCTGTAAGGTGACGGCTACGACGACGTACCTTAGTAGTCATCTTGTTCATGTCCCACCAACCAAGGTTGGCTAAGCGACGGTCACGAGCACGGTTGTCGGCAACCTGGATACCAGGGCGAAGTGAAGGGTACTGAATGTCAGGTATAACTGACGCAACTCGCATAGCAAAAGCATCGATACCTTGTGCGATTAAGTTTGGAATAGCGGGCTTTTCGGCCTCGTCTAATTCTGGAAGTGGAACAATAACGTCACCGTTGTAGTGGTCACGCACTTCTTGCATACGTCGAAACATCCCACTTCGGGACATACGGCGCTCCTGATACATAGTGACAATCTGGCCAGCGGCCTTGTCGTTGTCAGGGGATAGTGCCATCTATTACCTCAGATTTGATAGTTGGGTATTCTTAACCCATTTGGGTCGCCACGCTGAAACGGCTTTGCTTTGTGGTGCATAAAGGTTAGGAAGGTTCCACTCAAAAAACCACTCGGCCATAACGCAGTCATCGGTACGCCCATGGGGGTACCTGGTTACTTCGTCAATAAGTCTCATGGAGCGAACTTTTCCTTCACCCTTACCCATCAATCTTACACGACCGAACTTCCAATGCTGTGAAATTGTCGTAACACCATAATTAGCGTCTGATTTGTTGCTGTTTGTGTTGTGAGGTATTACCTCGACACTACGCAACTGACGCCAACGTTTGAAGTGGTCATACTGCAAAAGGAAACGCTGTGCGGCGTTTTGCTCAACAATCCACACCTGGATAGGGCAACCAAGACTTTCGCTTAGGCGTTGCCAATCTTCCATAACCCCAGTGAATTGACCGGTATTGTAGTTATAGTCCAGGAACTCAGGGGCTTCCATCTTCTGACGGATAAGGTCTAGAAGAAACCTTTGGTTGGATTCTGGGTGGTAGAGCCAGCACTGGACTGACCAGTACATTGTTGGAGATGGGTCAGCCGTTGCGACAACGATGCAGTCTCGGGTATTAAGACCTGCTGGTAATTCCCAACGGTCCCGTTCTTTATCGATGCAACCTGGGCTTGTGCCATGGCCATATACCCATTCGTTCTGTACCAATACCTCATCCAGTGCCAAATCTTCCTGTTGATAAACAACCGCAAATCGCTCACCTCGGTTGGACATAAGATTAGAAATTTCTCGCCAAGGGAGACGGCGAGGGTCCAGCAAACAGCCGACGGGGTAAGCATTGCCCCCCCGTTTGTGATTCTCCGGAGAACACCTATCTTCGTAGTGGGCACGGTAGAGTAGGTGTTTGTACTTCTTGTCTTTACGTAATGCAGCAAGTTCTTCATCTGTCATCTCATCCTGTGCGTCTTCATCTTCCTCGTCTAGAGGTTGAATCATGTCTAAAGCAAATCTATAAAGGTCATCAGGAGCCAAACGCTGGCCAATAAGAGCAAGCATACCTGCAGGCTCAAGTCGAGTTTCAGCAACGTCTTGGTACCAATCTTCCATGGCTTCTCGCTGTTCAGCACTCCTAACCTTGCGAGGGTCCACAAGGTCGTCCCAGAAACAGCCATCGAAGCGTCCTCCGATGAAACCACTATCCATACCGTAGGCACTGAGTGTAGGTTCTTTTTCACTAATTGCTCCCTGGTCTTCTGGTTGCATAACAATAAATGCTTGGTTGGTCCACTGTTCTTTTTCAAGTGGTTTAAATCTTCCAAAGTCAAGAGCCAACGTTGATTCAGCATCAAGTGCTTGTCCACGTGCTTTAAGCATGTCGTCAGCAAGTTCTGGAATAACACGTTCTAGTGAACGCTTGACTCGACGTAAGTTGTTTTGTGCCAGGCTCATAGTCGCTGAGCCAGTCAACAAACGAACAGAACGGTTACGGCAAATAGCCCAACACGTAATGTCGTGGAGAAGGGTGGTCTTACCAGAACCAGGTGGCATGTTCATAACCACGTATTCTTTGTCTGGTGATTCTAGTAACGCAACAAGAGCCTTACCGGCTTCTTCCTGCCACGGTGTAGATATACGACCGAAATAACGCATACGGAAATAACCAAAGTCTTCAAGTGCTTGCTTGGCTTCTTCTGGTAAATCATCATACGCTTTAGGGCCACTAAGTTTGGCCTCTTTTTTTAATTCACGATAGTTGGTGGCTGAGGTATCAACCGTGTCAGACACACGTAGATTCTGGGCAGCCTTTTCTACACGATAGGCAGTAGCCTCTGAAAACTTTGCCTTACGAGCACTCTCAGCAATTGAAAACCCCGCAGTGCGTGCCTCAAAATATTTTTTACGTTGTACTGGTGTTACAGCCATTTAGCGATACAGTGCGTCGTGCAATAGTCCTCTAATACGATAACCATTGGCGTTTGTGTCTCCAAGTGTGAAGAAACCACCGAGGTCATCCTTGAGGTCCTTTACGGCTACCACAAGGATGTAATCCTCGATGATGGGCATAACCCATTCTTGTTCGTCCAACAGTTCAGCGTTGATGCCGTTGAGGAACTTAGGAAGGTTGGCTTCCAACCACTCCTTTAAAGAAACCTCTAAAGCATCGCCATGCATTATTTTGTTGTTGTTGTTTCTGCCGCAACGTCTTGTGTTGCTGCAGTTGCAAATTGGCCAGCAAGGTGAGTTGCTAGTGCAAGGTTGCTTTCTAGTTTTGACTTCTTGGCAATGTGGAATACCTCCACAAAGGCAGATGCCAAAACACATAGTGATGCTACAAGGCCCTGTACTCCGACAGGAATCTTGAAGCCTGGGTGTATTACGGTCAACACAGCGCCTGCTCCTGAGAGCAATGCTGTGAGGTGGGGTGCATATGTTTTCTTCATACTAAAAGCATAGCATGAGAAATCCCCCCAGTTATGCACCAGGGGGATTCTCGGAAGGAGGGTTGATACAAGTGAGCATGAGGTTGCTACATAACCACTATAGCATACATCTAAGACAAACCGGCGGAAATCAAAAAATATTTTTAAAATTGAGCACCAAGGTGCAAAGCCTGCTCTACGACTGGGACTGGACCCATTCTTCGAAGGGCTGGCCGTTAACAGTTAGTTTGATACCACGGCGTCGGCGAGTAACCCTGCGTCTGTACTTAGGATTAAAAAGCCAAGTAGAGAGGTCTGTACTATCCCGCCGGATTTTCATTACTTCTTTTTACGGACCTTGGACTTGATGGCTTCGAACTTAACCTTGGGGTTGGCGTACTTACGATTAGCCGCTTGTATGTCTTTGGACTCGTGCTTGTTAAATGGCTGGCCACAGCCGCAGGTAGAACACATGCTTCTAGTGTATCACAGCAAAAAGCCCGACCCCATATCCCTACGGTGCCGGACTCTTATTGCCGTTTAGTGTCTTCGGAAGTAACTAAGTACCTAAAATATACACACATCGTATACACCTGTCAAGCACCTGGCTTGTGAAAAGATTCACACACAAGTTACGCCACAGAGGCTATTTAGGTGGTACTCTTAATACAGCGCCGATGAGAGCGTTCGTGGGTGCAAGTCCCCGCCGAGTGTTAGTCCCAACCGTGAGGTTGCAGATACTAGCGGTAGTTAGCCGGTTAGAGCGGTATTCGGTCGAACACGCATATACAGCAACATCGTGTATGAATTGTCCAAGTACTTAAAACGCATCGGACTCGCCTCGTGTTCATGATGGGTTGGATGTCCCAAGTAAGATACTTAAGTCTTTTTTACTTGGTTGGTAAATGCGGGGTTGGTTGTATAAAACAACACGAAGTGTCCTTTTAGAGGAAGTCAGCAAGTACCCCCTAAAGACAGTGCTTTTAAAAGTGGACTGCGAGGGTTTCCTGATAGGTTGTTTTCTTTTTGTCCAGCATCCCGCTGTCCCTCTTTTTGCCTTGCTTTTTACCCTTCGCAGCGTAGATGCCAGACGCCCGAATGGAGAGAATGACAGTTCTGTTTTCCCTGGATAACTAATGTTTAACTGGCATCCCCCTCGGCAGACACCGGGTCAAACGTTCCGTTCGAGTCCGCCGAGTGGAGAGTGTGTCACCTGAGCGAATAAGACAAAACCCCCTGCTGTTGCTGTAGTTTCGGTAAGAATCACGTGGAATCACAGTGAGAGGGAGACGGAAGGATTAGCATAACCCAATATCTCTCAAAGTTAGTGCTCTCATACTGTCAGGAACAACTCACCAACTGCACATCACAGGCTATCTCAGACGCTAACAACACTACAACTACAACTACATAGAACGCATGGCAAAGCCATCAAACTATTGATTCTCCTGGCTATCTTCTACTCAATACAGCAAGAGTGTGCACCCCAACGTACTTAGGCCTTAACTACGCAATAAAGGGGGAAGGGCGCCGTTTTTCCTGGGTTTTGCTCCCGCAGGCGTTGACTCGTTGGGCTTCAGAGCCCGCTCGTTAGGCTTTTGAGCCAAGCAAACTAAGTGAGCGGACGGGGAGCATAGCCCCCCGCCCACGTCGCCAGAATCGCAATCTAGCCACTAATCCGGCAAGATAACGTGAGCGCCTATCTTGTCACCCAGCAACAGGTAGCCACACCCTGCCCGCTCGGCCTCAAAATTGACCACCCAGCGCCCCACAGTGTCAACCTGCACGCTTAAAATGCGCACCTCTTGAGACTGCAGAAACTCAGTGACATGGCTAGTATCGGTCATCTAGCCACCCCACAATCCAAACCAGCGACAGCGTCACAATCACCCAAACAATGCACGCCCACGGGTCGCTCCTCGAGTCCCCATACCAACCGCCAGTGAGGTGATTATGCACCCACAAAGCAACGCACCAGCCGGTCACCAGAGCGCCTACAAAGACAATCCACGCCCTCATCGCTCACCTCCTACGGTCAGGCACATGCATTCATCGTAAGCGCTCACACAGTCCAAACACCACCCGCAGAACTCACAATTACTTTCACCATCAGCAACACGAGCACCACAGTCAGGGTTATCACACAACCACCAGTGAGACACAAATGAGTCTTTACGTGGCGCAATCCTAAAAGTGTCATACTCATACCCCCAAGCCGAACTGCTGGACATGTAGGACTGATTAACGGGCTTATAAGACGAATTAGACCACCAGACTTCAGACGCCGACCAGTGACCGAGACCCTCACCAAGAATCATCAAAGGCATCTCGTCCTCGACGGTCAGAATCACCACCTTCGACCCAGAGCCCTCCACGAAGCCCTCGAGCACGTCCCAAGCGTGAGGCTTGGACAACCCTGAGACGCCACCAATCAACCCGCCGAATACCTCACGAGCGAACGTCTCGGAATCAGTCTGGTCACCAGTCGGCTCCAATGGAAGCATGCCATTGTGAGCAATCACAGTGCCACCCGTGCCAACTGGAAAGCCGTGGCAGTTCTCTAATTTCTTCGAGCCATGTGTGGCGATTCTGGCGTGGAAGAACCAAGCCAACACATCACCACTCACCAACGTCTCGAAGGCCGAAATTGCCGTTTGAGCATCCATCGAGCGACCAGTGAGCAGACGCCTGATTCCATCCATCTCAACCACTGCACCCCAACCAAACCCATCTGGATTCGACTTGCAGGCCTGCTCGAGTTCTGCTCGTGTCGGACGTGCTGAGTCAACCCCAGCGCAAATGACGCACATCAGCCCGCCACCATTCCAAAGTTACCACCACGAAGCAAAACCGACGCCGCAGCTTCTCCTCGAGCATCAACCCAAGCGCTAAAACGTGGCCACTCCAAAGCACCACGCAAAACATCGTGAGCCGTCAGCGTCCTCGTGTACTCACGAGCAAAATGAACCAGCGCAATAGAACCAAGCACACGCCCAAACTGAAGCGAAGGCCTAAAAATCCTGACCTCGATAGTCTCAGCATTGCTAAAGTTCACAGCGTCAAAGTGATTGGCCGAGTAACGAACCTTCACCTTTGTTACAGTTTCGCCCTCGTTGAAATTGGCAAACGATGACGAACGACGAGCAACACCCTGCCAATCCTTGGCGTTTCGATTGAACAACAAACCAAAACGCACCTGATGGCTGGCAGTCATCCCCTTTCGTGTCATGTGAACATGGAGCCCGCACTGCGACATGCTCCACGCTTCCATCCCATGCTCCGCAATCTCACGCAACCACGTGCTCCACTGCTCGGCCGATTCCCGCCAAGATTCAAAAGTGCGAGGGTGACTGACCAACTCGAGGCCATCGCTCGACAGACTGCCATCCTCTTTCATAATTGCAGTATCCGACGGAATAGCGCTGGCGATGTAATCGACAGCAGACTGACGCCCGCCCCGTGTGTCCATTTCCAACTCGATGCCATAAAACACCGAACCAGCGCCATGCTTCACCCAGCCATCGCTCGGCGTGTAATCGTGTGACTTCACCAAACGCTCGTCCTCATACGACTCATAACACTCATTGCAAACAGTGTCACCGCTCACCGTGTCGTGTGATTCCATAGATTGACCATACCAAACAGCGCACCCCTCACACTCCCAAGCAGAATAAGAAACGCAACTCTCGCACCATTCATACTCACCATGACGAGTCTGCACCGTCATTTCACCGCCGGGCTCACTGTGCTCGTCGCACTCATCACACACAAAACATTCCACAACTGACATTTCAAAACCTCCACAATCACGGGAACACCCCAACGGTGAACCACTTCAATCATTTTAAGCGCAAAACTTCACCCGTGTCAATAGTATTTCGCTAATTTCTTAAAAATAATACAAATGCCACCAAACACGCTAGAAAACGATTCTAAAGACTTAGCACCAAAGTGGACCAACCACCCACAAACAACAAAAAAGTCCGCTAGCGAGCAAACACCAAAAAACACCCATTTTTACCCCCAAAGTGGGGAGCCTGCCCTAAATAAGTAAAACTCACCAAATTGCATAAAAAACCATTAGCACTCACACGCCTCGACTGCTAGCAATCACACGCCTCGACTGCCAAAAGTAAGTAAGAACTGACATTCTGGCACTCGCACGCCTCGACTGCCAACATACGAACAAATGTTCGATTCTCAAAAAAAAATTTTCCGGGCTAGCGCCCGGCTACGCATCTCAGACAGTACCAAGCCCTCAAACTACAACTACAACTACAACTACAACTACGGGTCCCTAATCGGGACACCATTTCCGGTTCCGCTGGACGCCTCAATCCACGCCACAGCAAACTCGACCCCCGCCAAAACAACGGCAACTCCACTATGTGTGTGCAAAAGTCGTAGCGCGAGCCGAATTATCTTTCTAAAGTGCGCCAAAAATTGCAGGCCCAAAGATTATCTTTCTCAAGTGCGCCCAAAAAATTACAAAGCCCTTGCGAATGTCTCGCCGGGGGGGACAAAGACACTCACAAGGGCAATGGGGGGCGGGGATGGGGCGTTGGGTACCCATCCCCACGAACTATAGAACGCCGTCCGTAATGGCCCAAGAGCCGTTGCTGACGCTGTATTCAACAGTACTAGCAGGGTCAATGTTACCTGCTACACGGTCGATACAAAATTCTACAAAACTTTCAACTGTCAATGGGTAATCAAGTCGTGACTCAGAATACTCATTAAACAAGTCGAGGTCGATAGTGTCATACGTTGCTGTAATTGTAACAGTGCACTTCATGCTAACGGTCCAATAAATCGAACGTATGTAAGTCGGTTGCCATTCTCGCCTTTGCGGTAGGCACGTTCGTAACGTGGACCTGCAAACATACGTGGCACCGGTATGTGGTTTGGGTTTTCAATAATCATAGCCCATTCACCTGGTCGCTCTTTAAGCATTGCATCAACTCGAGCCCACTTGCTTGTGCGCTTGACTTGGCCTTGACTGCTTGGTGGGGGTGTTTCCCATTTAATTTGCTCATTCATAGACCCACGCCCCAAATGTCACAAACTTCTGCAACTGCATCGTTAAGTTGCTCAAAAAGCGACTCTTTATCTTCTGCACTTAAATTAGCACTGGCTATGAAGTTCTCAGTTATCTCGGAGAACCAAAGCACTTCTGAATTATCAGCACCAAATGTTTTAATCTCATTCATTTTACCCTCCTACAGGTAGTTATTTACTGCGTTATGTACATTTAAGCATACAATTTTATGCTTGTCAAGTCAATTTATTTCTTTTCTTTTCCTATAACGAGCCACACGAATGCGAGTAGCAGAATTATAGGCATCAATGCATGGCTGGCATGTAACATGAGATTCGTCCTTTGTCTTTTGGCGTCGATGCCATGCCCACCCTCGCTCGGTCCCGTGTTCGACCTCTTTGCGGTTAGGTGGTTGGTATCCAAGTGATACCGAAAGAATGCGTAGTTCGTGGTAATCGAGTCCTGCCCAGATTCCCCACGCCTCTCGATGCACGAGCGCCCATTTAAGACAATCTGCCTTAATGGGACACTCTGAGCAAATCATCTTTGCTCGCATCTGAAAGCGACTGCGGTCGTCAAAGTAGAGTTTAGTTTTACCTAGACATCTTGCTCTGGACCAATCAGTCATTAAAAGTCGTCTTCGACGGCCTTCTTCTTGGCTCCTTCAAAAGGAGTTCCTGTAACCTGTGCTGTTGCGAATCGAAGGTCAGGTCCAACAGCCTCAGCGTTAAGGATTACCTTGCTGACGTGTTTGCCTTCCTTGTTCTCGTAACGGTCTTGGTTCAAGTTACCGTTGACTACAACTCGGTCACCCTTATGTAGTGAATCAGCAATGCCCTGAGCAAGTGTGCCCCAAGCGGTGCAGTCGAAGTAAGAAACGTATTCTTCCTCGCCCTTCTTTCTGTTTACTGCAACAGAGAAGTTCACAAGGGCCATGCCGTTGTTGGTGAACTTTAACTCTGGGTCGGCGGTAAGTCTGCCTATGATGGTGGTACTCATTTCTGTCCTATGCTTTCTCTAATTACTGCTCTGTAAGTGTACATCAATAGCCGGCCATTTGCAACAGTTTCACCATGTCTTCTAGTGTAACTACTGCATAGGCTCGACCTGCACTTGTGTTACGTCGCTTGATAACTGCTAGGCCGATGTCTGCCTTAGCGTTGTTCTTCTCTACCTCGGTTTCATCCATGATAGAGGCGAGTGTTATCTTGCCTACGTTCTTGCACTCAATCACAATGGCATGGGCAAACCCGTTAAGGTCACCCTTGTCAATCGTGTTTCCTGCACCGTAACGTCGCTCGACTTGCGGGTAGCCATTCTCGTTAAAGAACTTAGCAACGTCACGCTCCCATTGGGAACCTTTAGCCTTCTGTGGTGTCGTCATCTTCTTCAATCATGTCGTCCATCATGTCAGCCAAAGACTTCTGTAATACTTCCTGTGATACGCCATTTAGTATCAAGTGCTTGAACAATGCACCAATGGCTTTGTCCATACCTGCATTAACGGCGTCTTCTATGTCCTTATTTTCCATGTTGATTTACCTGCTTTCTTTCTATCTTGAATCATACCGTCACGCTTTTTAGCGCTAAGTCCTGCTCGATAACCAATCTGAAGAAACTCAGACAACGCTTCATCTAAGCACTGCTCGCTTACTGGGCAAGAAAAACAAATGTTTTTAATTGTTTCCTCAACCTTGTAATGCTGTCCCTTTGTCGGGTGAAAAATGTTGACATCCATTCCCCTACACTTTGCATCTTCCCTCCAACTCACTTAGCGACTCGTTTCATTAAGCCGTCTTTAAATCCTTTTGGCATCGGTACTGATTCCTTCCTTCGTTCCTCAATAACTCTTTCCCACTTATCACTGCGTGGGGTGGTGATAACAGTAGCAGGTTTATTGACCTTGGCATCTCGCTCACGCTGACCGACCATTGCGTCGTAGTGCTTACGAAACTTTTCGGGAGACAGTATGACCGTGCTCCAGAAGTCGTGACCCATGCACCACTTAAGCAACTCAGAGGCATGCGCCTCGTCACGCTTGTCAATGCGAATCATTTTCTCAAGCACTGCCACTGCTGTGTCGTTAACACGTGGTGGGTTCTTGCCATTGTCTTTAATGCACTGCACCATCTCTTTAAGTAATCTCTCACCAGCAACCCACGTAGGTTGTCCCTTGACGCTCGGTGCCTTGAGATTCTTAACTGCTTCTTTAGCCTCTGCAACTTGCTCAAGAGTGACTAAACCTTCTTCGATTAGTAGGCAGAGAACCTTACGGTAATCAACTGTTGCCATTTATTTCCCTAAACAAACAAAGCGCAATAATAGTGTAAGTTGCCAGGTCAAGCAGGGAATCTTCGATAGATTCGTTGACCATCTTTCCTCCTTGTGCGCCCTTCTGCAATCTTCGCATCTTGTCGTTCGCTCGTGTCATGCAACCAACCCAACCTGGGATACCAAAGTCTTCACTTGCTCGTACGTTTGCAAACGGGTCGTTTGTCTTTCCATAGTCGGCTTGCTTCTTGTCATGCATAGCCTGAATCTCTTTAAGTATGTTTGTGAATTCGGTCATTAGCAACCGTCAGTCCATTCTGGGTACAACCCGTGGTTTCTTGTCCAGAAAAAATACGCTACTGCGTTTTGTTCTATCTTATTTGCTTGGTTTGGTGTAGCAGGTAAACTAGGCATGTAAGAACGTGCAAACTTCCAAATCTCAGGCATGAACTGATACATTCCCTGCGCTCCTGATACCACGTTGGTATCAACCAACTTGTTACGACTCTCGGTGTAAGCAATACATTTAAATTGCAATTGCACACTCGGTGGCAATGCTGTTATGGGGTCGAATAAACGAATCCCATTAGCAACCATTGTCGTAGGTACATCAACCGATGCAGTTGCTGACGGTTGTATAAAGTTCATGGATAGGAGTAACCCACCCACTACCAGTGTTGAACGTATCATTACTCACCTTTGGTCCTTGAAGACGGGTGAATCGCTCTCGCTAAATTCAACTCTAACTCACGAATCCTTCTGTGCGCATCACGTAGTTCAATACGTGTACGTTCTAACTCACCAACAAGCACCGTGTTTCGGTCCTGTAGGTACTCTAATTCACTTGACATTTGTATCCTCCTTAGATTCAAATCCAGTTAACTTACTTTTATTGCTCGGACAACGGTGTACTACTTCCTCTGCTCGTGCCTCAACGAGGAGAAGACATTTTGGACAGACCCACTTTTTCATATTGTTATAAATGTGAACGGTGGCATGGCCATGTTTGAGTGACGTGCTGTAGTCTTCAGTGCTACACGCACTGCGTTGTTACTTGCAACTTTTTGTTCTGCAAGAACAGCCAAGCAACCAGTCGCCACAGGGTTACCAGCGCCAACAGAGGCATAATTCTCCTTAAACTTAATCACCGAGAAGTCATCTGAAATCTCGTAGATGTGCTTCTTAGTGACAACCAATAGGTTCCACTCACCGGCAATGTTAGCCTCTTGTAGGTGATTACGCAAAGCGTACGGGTCACTAAGACCAGCCTTACGTGCGACTTCGATAACACGGAACGAGCCCGAGCCACCGATAAGTGTGTCGCTTACCTTCCATACCTTTGGTTCGGCTGACAACTGGTACAGACCACCTTCGTCGTATGCACCAGCGTCACCGCCAATTGAGTATGTTTTACCATCTGTAAAGCCAACAATGCAGGTCATTTAAAGTTCTCCGGTACTATGCCTCTGTAAGGCATCTGTTGGGGTTGAGGTTTGAAGGATGCTTCGCACTTGGGACAGAACACGTACGGCCGTTGCGTCAGCGCTACCATCCATTCGTGCTTGCATTCTTTCCACTTACTCATGATAACTCTAGGATTACTCCGACTACTTCTGCTTCGGATAGGTCGTTAAGTGACTTGAGTTCACGGCCTACTAAACCTTCTACAAACTTCTTACGCTCGACAGGCTCAGCGAACTTTGCTGATAGCAAGTCACGCATTGTCTCTGCCGATGTCTTTTCCTTTGGCTTAGCACTAGCCTTGGCTCTAGTTGCTGAGTTGGCGTCGTCGTCCTCATCGGCCACTAGCCCCAAGCAACTCATATATGAGTAACGACGAGCATAGGTGCACGCACTACCAAAACTTTGCATGTCCTCTTTGGCAAGGTGTAGTTGCATTGAGTAAGCAATGAACTGACCTGATTCGTGAATCAAGTAGGTAAGTAGAGAGTCGGTGCCATCTTCTGAGTGAGTGATGAACTGACTAACTGCAAGACCATGCTTCGCTAGAACAGGTGCTGTGTGTTGCACAACCTCTGGTAGACCTGCGTACTTGCTCTTAAAGAATGGGTTAACTGAGCCCTTCGGTACTGCACTGAACTCGGCCTGAGCCTTTACCAGTGACATCGCTAGTTCGTTAATTTCTTGTGATTGCATGTTCTCTCCTTAGAACTCTGAGTCAATATCATAGCCGAGTGCAGCGAATGAGGTAATGATGGCGTCCATCGTCTCAAGGCATGCCTCGTAGTTTTTTAGATGAGCAAGGTACACCGATGCTCCATCCTCTTTAAGTACAACTGCCCAGTCGTTTGCATCTAAGCAATCTGGGTACAACTTCAGTTCTACGTCGTTACCTTTTAAGGTGATAATAGGTGAATCCATTACTTGCTCTCTCTTTTTGTCATTGCACTTGTTGTTATTTTTACTACACCTGGGCCATCGTCCATACACACAGACTTAAAGGCACAATACTCGCACTGCCACGCACGACCGTTAGGGTCAAGCGTCATAAACTTGTTGTCATCGTCCTGTGCCCATCGGTCAGGTAGGTAACCCGTGTCGATAGTAAAGGCGAATCCTTCAAGTCGCTTTAATTCTTCTATTGCTAAAGGCTCCCATTCTTCACGTGGAACTTCAAACTCAGCAAGGAATCGGTTAACGCCTTCGATGCCTAAGTTCTTAGCCTTCTGCTGTGACAGAGCCTCGAAACCAATGCTACCCATAACAAGTGTCTCAATGCGAATCTCAGGGTTCTCGCCTTCGATGCCTAATGCATTAAGTCCCGCTTGAGCAACAGCCTTACCGGCTGGTCCCTGTGGGTTTGAAATAGTACCACGTAGTCTGTTCCATCCGACTTGTTTGTCAAAGGCATACGTTCCCATGGTCTTAAGTTCGTACAAGACGTGAGTGCCACCGTAGTTGCTACCAACATCGTGAGTACTGATAAGTGCGTCACACGAGCCTGATATGAAATCTCCTATCATCGATGGGACTTCAAACTGGGCAGACGGGAAACGACGACTAATCGCATCCTGTAGTGCTTCGTGCACAATGGTTCCCAGACCTGTTACCCATGCACCTGCGTGGTCCATTGGTTCAGTTGGGTCAGCGTCGAAAGCCGCATAACCTTGCTGTCGACCACACGAGAATGTAGACGAATAGCGCAGTGGCGTATTCTTCGCTGTTGGTTTTGGTATCTGCGACTTAACGTGCAGTTCCTCAACAAGCAGTCCAGTAATAACTGGGTTAGATACTTGATTCATACAACTCCTTCCTAGAGTCCAATAAGATTAGCAACTCTAGGAGGGCTTGTCAAATACTATCTATTGCTATTTCGTCGTGGTAGTCAAAAAGATGGTCCATAATCTCTTGAAGACCATAGATAGAACGCTGAGTTCTACACAATTCGCACTTGTAACCACGAAAGTCACCCTTGTGCTTCATGACGACTTCGCCTGTTTCTTTGTTCACAATCGTTGCGTAACTCATATATTTAACAACCCTCCAAAATCGTGTGTCTTCTGCTTTACTGCAATAAGGTTGGCCTGAACGTAAGGTATGTGGTTCTCTCGATGCCAGTCGCTTGGAAAGAAACTACGTAATGCTGACTGTTGGAACCTGCACTTGAAGTCAATGAAGTCCGAGTACTGCTTGTCTGTGTAGTACCAGAAAGAGTTCTCGTTCCAGAACGCAATGTGTGTCGGGTCTTGGAAAGCGCCACGTCCATCACTGCTTGGGGTCATAGATAGCAACATGCCACCGTGTGCCAACTTGTCGTAGCACCATTCCATGAACGCTGTCTTGTTGGGTAGGTGTTCCATAAAGTCGTACGCACGGATAACGCCGACGCTGTTGTCAGCAATGTCCATGTCAAAGATGTCACCCACGTAGTCGACGCCTTCACCAGGGCGTAGGTCAACGCCAAGAAATCCCTCAGCCTTGTTGTGGTGTGCACCTAGGTCGAGGGCTAGCAGACCCTGATTCTTAGACCAGGCTAAGGCGTGGTCCTGAATAGTCTTGTAGTACATGTCCACTGTGCCAACCTGAATGTCTGAATTTCTTACCTTCTGGGTGTTGTTAGAATGGACACGCTGAAGATACAAAATCTCAGGAATGTGGTAAAACTTCGTGACCTTGTAGAACTGAGACATTATGTCCTGGTCGTCTAGTATCTCTAGATTGGCACGATACCCCTCTATTTTGGCGTATAGGGCACTCCGGAACGCCCTCAAGTGGTTGGGAGCGAACCAAATATATGACACGTTGTGGGGGTAGGGCTCAAAGGATAGGGCGCCTAGGTAGCCTTCCTCGTTGTAGTACTTCCACCCGTACTCTGCATCGAAAGGTGGCACCATGTCAGGCTTGCCATCTCCAAGGACCTGAGCGGTGTCAGAATAGACAAAGCCAACTTCAGGCATGTTGTCGAACACGTACTCCACGTCCATAAGGGCGGTAGGCATCAGCATGTCGTCGTGGTCCAGTTCCAGCAGGATGTCACCGGTACATAAAGACACGGCCTCACGCTTTAAGGCACCAACGCCAGTCAGGCTTGAGTCAGCGTAGACCAGTTTCACACGGTCATCTTGTGGCTTCTCCCAAATGGCTTCACCATTGAGCAGAACTACCCATTCCCAGTTCTCATTGGTCTGTTCCTTCAGCGACTTGTAACAGTCGTTAAGGTACCTAGGGTCGTGACTCGGTGTGAATATGCTTATCACGTTTCCTCCAATGTATTGTGTTCTTTAAGTAAATAGGACCATAAAACAAACTTGCAAGGCAGAACCCGTATTGATGCGTGTGAAAACCGTAAATAGTCCACAAGAAAGCGTTAACAAAAAGAATAATCCATGACCACCACAACTTACGGCCTGCTAGGTACGCACCAGTCATACCGATTCCTTCAAGAATGAATGACCACATTAAAATGAGTACTCTACGCCTGGGTGCTTCTTCTTCATGAACTGCACCAGTGGCATCTTCTCATAACGCCGGCATAGGTAGTCCAGGCTGACAAACATAGGGTCGTAACTACCGTCACGCACCTCGTGCTTAACGATTATTCCTCGCCAGTGGGCGTTCCCCTGCGGGCCTTTATAGTCTTCATCATGGAGGTAGCATGCGCCCGCAACAAGGCCATGTTGGCTTTTGCCAGCGACGAATCTAAGTCCGTAGGCGAGCGTCTGTTGGTGGCCCATCGTGAAACTATGGCCAATGGATTTAAGTCTCGCTTCAACGTTGCCTCCTAGGGGCTTGCCGGTCATTGGGTTATAGAAGTAGTGGCTGTAGGCTACGCCATCAAGCCATAAGATTTCTAAGTAGTTACTTACTTTCCATCCGCTTCGGGCGTAGTCGAGGTGGTCTGTGGTAACAACTCCTTCAAGTTGTGCATCCATTGAGACAGCACGGTTGATTCTGTCTTCGTGGTTGCCAAGAAGGATGTGCCTCTCAGGGTTCCATTTAGCGTGCCTGGTCTTACGACGATTCTTGTTGAAGTCGGTGAGGGCTTGGTTGAGGATTGCCCATGCGTCATTAGCGGCCTCGATATCTTGCTTGTAACGGCGACCCTCCATAGCCTTCTTGCCCTTGTCATACATCGACAGGGACGGCATGTCTGCGTGGTCACCTAGGTGAATAATTTTAATTGGTTTATCGTGGAACTCGTCCACAATGTATTGACCAATCCATTTAAGGTGGTCAGTTGGAGCACCAGGTTTAGCCTGAGTGTCCGGAATAACAATGTGTGTTGTTGGTATTTGCAAGGTAATACTCCTTGTGTAGTCCGCCCACCAGGCAGTTTAACACACAAGTTACCAACAAACAACATTATTGTAATTTATTTTTGAGTTACTGCTCCAGCAACTTCAGAAGGAGTGATGCTGTAAAGGTCTGGCCAAGCCATAGCGCCAGGGAAACCTGCATACCAGAGGGCTCCAGCCACCAATCCAGAGCAAATCCAAGTACGAGATTTACGTAGGCATATGGCGTCTGGGAGTATGTTATCCAGGGCACATGAAAGTATGCTAAGATAACTGTATTTCAGGCCCACCTGAGAGCGAGCGAACCTTAGAACAAGTTCACGGTTCGTTGTACTCGGTAGTTCCACTACCTCGTACGTGCCACCAAAAGCAGATTCATCAAGAGTTAAGTTGTCGGTGATACCCTTCGGTTGGGCTTGGATGAGGTACCACTTACCGTCCACGTATCTGTCCAAAATGGCAACGTGATTCCATTTCGAGTAGTTGGAGTAGGGCATAAAGTGTTGCGCCCAACGGATACTCTTACCGATAATTCCTTTGGTTGAGCAAAATACAAGGTCACCTGGATTCATCTTTCCCCTCTAGGTAATCGACACGTGCTTCTAGTGCCGCTAAATCGTAATCTTGACGTTGGTCAGTAACGTCTTCAATGTTCTCGTGACCGTGACGTGTAGCAAAGTACGTGCTTATGTATGCAGACACAAGACAGAAGCAAACCAATTGCCATGTGAAGTGACTGACTGCTGTCTTAATGCAGAAGATATTGGCAAGCCAGTAGCCCACCTCGGTCATGCCTGCTACGTGTGGTCGTCCTCGTGCCTCGGCTTGAACCATGAGTACAGAGAATACGTTGGCCACACCAAGTGATAAAGCCGCTAGTAATGCAATCTTCATTTGTCGTCCTTAAGTAGTTTGTGTATTTCTTGCACCAGAGCATGTGTCTCTAGGTCTAGTTGGTAATCCTTAACCGAATGCTCGGTGTCTTTCTTTTGCATCTCGTCAGAGATACGGTCTGCTCGCTTGGCTGAGATAAGCAACACTGAACCTTGTAGACCAGCCACCATAGAAAGCACTAGGTTAAGCCTGAAGAATGGTGCAGGGTCAATGCCGAAACCGGCAGAGAGAATCCATAGAACCATGGCGCTACAAAATACAATAAGGAATGTCCAGGTACCCATGCCATGACGCATGAGGTCTGCACATTTTTCCCCAAACGTACGTTTCTTATTCGTATTCAAGTTCATTAAGGTGGGCTTCGAGGTCTTTGGTGACACGCTTAATGGCTTTCTTGTTCTTCTTTTGTTCTTCGATAATTTCTATTACTGCTTTTTCTATTCTGTCCACGGCGTCCCGCAGTGAACTACCGTGATTTGGCGACAACTCAGCCGTCACTTTCTTCCATACAATTCTGCCTACAAAGAATAAAACGGGGAACACAAAAACGGCAAGCAACTGTGCGATGCTGGCCGCTTTGTTCACGTCAAAGGCAATCATGCGGGCGGAGTGTGTATGTTCTTGTCGCTTGTAGCAGTAGTGTTAAAGCGAAGGTATGTTTGTGGAAGTCGTCCATCTTGTGACACGTGGCAGTACGAGGGGTCCCCGGCCTGTCCATGGGAGATGGTTAATGGGTTCTTGCTACCGTCAACACCTACAACAAGTGCAGTGTGCCAACCGGTTCCTGGTCCGTACACAATAACGTCGCCAGGCTGTACGTCCTTGAGTGCAATCTTCTGACCGTGAGAAAGCAGTGTGCCTGTGTAACCGGTGTGGTTGTAGCCCATGCCGTTAGGGTCTGGTGCGCCAGCCCAGTTGTAGCAGAGGGTCACGAAGGCAGAGCAGTCAGCGTTGACAGGCAACTTACCTGGCTTATCAATACCACTCATGCGTAATGGACCTTCGGTGTAATTGAACTTAGTGTGGTTAGCCGCAGCCCACTTAGCCCATGCAACAATGTTCTGTCTTACGTCTGTCATTACACTCCTTTGATTTCTGTGATGCATGATGCTCCGCAGAGAATCAATGCGTGAGGGTATGTCGATGCGAGTGGTCCTACTGCGTCAAACGAGACACGTAGGTATCCTGCCGATGGTTCGATAACCTCGTTGCACCCATCGCATGTTGCTGTAGTCGTGAACCCCATTAGGCCAACTTTGAAGCCCATGCCTTGAGGCATGTGGTGTCGCAGAAAGCAATGACGTTTGCAAACGGTGGTGCAACAGTTCCAACTGGCTGTGTTTGCATGTAGAAAAAGTTCATGCCTTCGCCAAGTGTCTCGTTGCAGTCGTCACATGTGATTACTGTTGTTTGTGCTATTCCCATAATTTCTCCTTAAGAAATTCCTATTACTGATATATTTCCGTTGTAAAACGTACCTGTTCCCGAACTCATGTAAACAGTTCCAGACATAGTTAAAGATGTTGTTGGACCATAAGTATTTACTAAGTGCGTAGATACAACTGTTGTTGCAATTCCTGATGCGTTAGCAGGTACAGTCACACCAGAGTCAGGGCTGTACCCACCAGAATTAACTAAAAGACCAACAGAAACAGTTGTGTTGGCAGTTGTTCTTACGGTTCCGGTAACGGTGACAAGGTAGTTACTAAAACCAATAATGCCACTAATGCTCCAACCAGAAGGTGTTGATGCTGATGTTGTTACAGATGCTCCAGGGCCTTGGTTTGTAACAGCCCATGCTTGGTTAGTCGCTCCACCACCCGTAGGAGTTGTAGCGGCCCACGCAGTTCCGTTCCATGATGGAACTTGACCAACGCTAGGTGATGCAGCCTGTGGTACCCAAGCGTTTGCTGCTCCTGAGTAAGCCAGAATAGAACCAGTTGATACGGTTCCAGAAGCGCTGACTGTGTTGCCTTGCAACTTTGCAATGGAGGGGTTAGGGTAACTGCCGGTTAGGTCGCCACTGCTAATGCTTGAACTGGTTGTAATGGCAGTAACAGATGAGTACGACGAGCCATTCCATTGCCAAACGTTTCCGCTTGTAGGTGCTGGCGTCGAAGTCCAGGCGGTACCGTTCCAGTACATCATTGAACCAGAAAAAGCAGTGCCACCACCAGGTTGCCAACTGCCACCACCAATTAAAGAACTGTACGTTAAGAAGTTACCGTTGGTGGGTGCAGAGATTCCTGAAACATTAAGTGGTGTGTTCTGTAGAGCACTGACTGTTGTCTGTCCAGCGTTAGTAAATGTGATGTCACCATAGACAGACTTAGGAACCCATGAACCGCCACTGGCGCTATTCCATACAAGAATCTGAGCATTGGCTGTTGGCACTGCTGCAGATGTCCAGGCATTACCGTTCCAATAGTTAATTGCACCAGCACCCAGAGGATTGCTCATTCCAATCCATTGGTTTCCCAAGACTGTTGAGTAGGCAAGGATACCACCGCTAAAAGGAACGTAAGAACCTGTGGTGTTAACAGCAACGTTATTAAGTGCTGTGACAATAGCAGAAACTGAACCAGTACCCGAAGCCGTAACGTCTCCCGTTAAGGCTGTAATGCCACCTGAAGAAGTACCGATGTTGGGTGACTGGACAGGTGCGAACACCTTGGGGTTAACCCACTCAACGTCAGTGCCGTGTCCTTTCGATGCAAGGACACTTCCCTTGGCCGTTGTAGGCGGTGGCGTCCATATAGGATGCGCTTGTTTTTTCATGTCGTAGACGGCGGGTTGTAGGAGTACTGACCAATAGTCTTCATGCTGATTACTAAGTCTCCTTCGTAACCATTCTCAAAGTTGTCACGACGCTTGTGAGGAATCCAGTCAAGTGAATCGATAACTGCGGTAGAAGACAACGGACCTTCTGTGTAGGTAATGATGTCTGCGTTCTGACGACGTTGCTCAAGCCAGTAAAACTCTGCGTATGGGTCCTGGTAAATCTCCAGGCCGTCTACTACTGCTACTGAGAACAGTTGTACAACTACAGAAATTTCAGTTCCCTGAACAACGCCAGGCCATGATTTAACAACCCATCGGTGCAACTTAGGAGTGTTGGCTGTGTTGGTAGTAGACAGAGTTATTGTTGTCTGGAACTGATTAGCACGGACATTAGGGAAGTCGTATGTGCTAGGTGTTTTAGTGTCTACGGTAAGAGTTGGAGTTGTGCTACCAGTAGTTCCAGGTTCAAGAACAACGCTAGGCAAAACAGAAGTACCACTAGGCGTTTCGGCATTGTACTGAACGTAGACCGGAATCTTTGGGTCAGCAATACCGTAGTCGAAGATACCCGATGTAATGGTTCCGCTAGATACGTATTGGCTTACTGAAATACCAGAGCCCATGTTAGTTGCGTACGGTCCGTAGATTCCTAGACCTGCAACAGCCATGATAGGCGTGTTGGTAATTGGGTCCCAGTCAAGAGAGTTAATGATTCCCTGACCTGTAACCATAATGTCAGAAGCGTATGCAGGTGCTAGCGGGTCACCGTTAATAAACGTACCAAGGTCAAGACGACCAAGACCGGTGCTAACACTGTCGTAGTTGTTCCATGTGAACCATACGTAACGACCGTCACCAACAATGCCTGTAACAGGTGTGTTGATTGGCTGAAGGATGTTAGGAATCAATGGACCGGACTTAAGGTCACCACTCGCTGTGGCACTTGGGTCATAGACAGAAAGAGTCTGAGCCATGCGTACACCACGGTTGGTACCAATGAATATGAAGTTCAAGTACGAACGAAGAACTGTCGGGTACTCGTCAGGAGACATCGGCAAAGCCTGGACAGGAACGTCAAGGTTCCAAGGTTGTGTAACAGATGTAGCGGTAATGGTTTGGATGCCGCTACTACTTGTGGTAGATGCACCGAGCATGTCAGAGCGGTAAATACATCCACTGCCCTTGTTACCCAAAGGCGACTTTACGTATCCACCAAAGTACACCTGTGTTGGTCCACCTGTAGCGGTTGACCATACCCAGTTAGGGTTGTCATGCGTTACAAGAACGTCTGGCGGGATAGAACTGGTTACAGTTCCACCAAGGCCAACCTGATAGTTAGCAGGAATAAGCGATGTGTCTGTGTTGTAAATAGTAAATACAGTGTTACTGATAACAGTGTTTACAAGAAACTTGGCGTTGAAGGGACTAGAGTTGCCAGCATTCTGCAAAACGTCAACTGTTGAACCGTAGTACGTTCCACCGTTAACTAGGTAACGCCAGTCAGCCGAAGGAATCGTAGAGTTGGCATACGAAAGCGATACTGCGCTTGCATTGGTAACTGTAACGTTAGAGTCAGTAACAGGAGTGTAATGACCAGACGAAGTTTCAATGTTGTATTTAACGTTGATTACATCACCAATAGAAAAAGGATTGTCTGCGTAGGTAAAACTAAGAGTGACCGTAGCGTCTGTAATAGAGGTAACAGTGACAAGAGGCGAAAGCATATAGGTGCTTGAGTTGTCAATAGTAATTGGTTGCCCTGGTGCTAAATTGTGAGGAGTTTTAGTAACCACTGTGGCAACTCCGGTGCTACCAACAGTGGCATTAGCAGTGACTGTTTGGATAGGAGCAGATACGTCACCAACGCTAGGAACGTTACCGAAGAATGGGTAACTGGTTGATGTACGTGGCTGGAAAGCGTAAAGGCGTCCAAGCGAAGCAGCGAGCAATTGGTCATTAGCCCAAGAAATCATTTGGTAACCAGCAGTGCTGTATGGAGCGTTCAGGTCGTTTGCGGCGTAAAGAGCAAAGGTGTTCACTGTCCCTGGTGTCGCATAGTAGATACCGGTGTCTGTTGCAAGGTACACAACTGTGTCGTTGGTAGTAATGTCATAAACAACCGATGGGCCAGAAAGCGGCATTGAAATTGCAGTCCAAGTTCCGCTA